TCCCTTTCTGTGGTGATTGTAATTCCTACAAGTAAACGTATCTCGTTCAACATAGCTTTTCAAAGTATGATGTAAGATATATTTTTGAAAAGGTTGCGTAAAGTCCTTTGCTAAAACTTCCTTACGTTTAAAGTTGTACAACTTAACTTTTTCACATTCATTTAAATTTGTGGAATTTACAATATCCAAAATGTCTTCTTCTGACTGAATACTAAGTTCAATAATACGAATGCCCGATTTTTTCTTTTCTTGACTGCATTCATGTGTTACAAATACTTCAATGAAAATAGGCAAATTAGGATTAGTCTTGTTTTCGCAATACAAATCGGCTATAAAGTCTCTACACCTATGTTCTTGGATGCATTTTGAATAATAAGTCTTTAAATCAAATTGCACTTTCTTTACCCTCTTACAGTTTATCTTGTCATAGAAAACACAATTATCATACTTGTCGCACTTTTCATAACTATCCATAGATAATATGATATGCTCTTTCTGATTAAACCAATTCATTATCATTATCTCAGCAATGGAATGTAGATATTTGTCGTAAGAACATTTGTCAGCCTTATGCGCAAAATGCCATTGGCGGATATTTCCACGTTTAGCTATCATCTCACTGTGACAATAAGGACAAAAATATCGTTCGTTTGAATAATATACATCCTTTATATCAACGATGCAATTATCGGTGTTAAGTGCAAAATGTTGATAAGTGTGTGAATGTTTCATTTTATAAGTACCGACTAATAAACTCCTTCTTTTTCCCTAATTATGCCAATGTTTTCATCTGTCGATTTTGATTTTGACACGACTATTTGGTCAAAATTCTTTTTCCCCACTTGTATTTGACCATTTGAAAACACATATAGAAAAACATTTTTCAAAGTCTTTTTATATATAGATTTTCCATTTTTATCAACGACTTTTACTTTGACTTTATATTTATCTGATATAAAATAGTCAGGAGTTATTGACTTGAAAGACATCGTAACATCTTCATAATATTTCCCTTCAATATCAAGAAATGCTACTTTACGTACAACTTCCATATCAGTTAAAGGCTTTGCTGTTTCTGGTTCACTTTGAGCAAAAGCCAAAGGACACGTAAACAACATAATTAACAGCAATACAGATATTTTTGCCTTGTCTAAAACATAAGTGTTAGTGATTTTAGTCATATCTATTATTTTTTTAATGATAAAAAGCGCAGACATTCGCCATACGCTTCACGGTTCACCACAAACCACAACTAAATATGGGAAGTCTGCGCCCATATTCGGGGCAGTCCCAATATTAGTTGTTGCTCTTTACTTGTAGTGGTGATTGTGAAGCTATCGAGCAATATGTCTTGGAACGAGTTATTTCAATCCAACTGCAAAAATACAAAAAAACGTGATAATCCATTCAATATAGGTAGATTATTCGGCTGTTTTCTTTGAACTATAGTTTTATACCCCTATTTTGCCTTGGCTTCGGTATTCCAATAGCTTCTCTAAACTCGCTCATCTTTTTTCTGAACCAACTCACGTGTGGAACTCCGTCAATATTGAAATCGAATTTTCCGTTTTCATTCTCCTTGATGGCGCAGATAGAACGCTTGGTTTCAAAACTTTGGTTGAACTCCGAAGAGTAGAGTTTACCTTTAATGGCAACATCCTTGAAAGTGCATAGTCTTCGGATAATACCGTCATCGAAACCCAAGCGGTCACGCAGGAAATTTATTGTCGGTATCAGCTTTTCCACGTATGGGAAATAGCATTTGACAAAATTCACGAACTCGGACAGCTTACCATTCTGTTGCTCATATGTGCTTTTCATTTCCTGCATCTGTTTGGCTTGTTGTCGTTCCCGTTGTCGGGCTTCTTCTTCAAGTTCAATGATGCGGTTTTGCAGGGCGGTGTTCTCCCTTTCCAGCGTCTTGACCTTGTTACTGCCGAAAAGAGAACCGACACTCTCGGCGATGTTGGCAGCTGCGGTGGTTGCCGCCCCTTTCAGCTTCTCTGTCTGTATTTCTTTTTTCGCCCGTCTTAGTTCCTCCCGTGCCGTTTCTTTCTGCTGCTGCAAATCCACCACTTCCGCTTTGAGGTCGTCGGCAAGTTTCTGTATATCCCGATAATACTGCTGTGTGGACTTGTGGCGAGCTTTCGAGCCGTCTATGCCTCTTTGCAGCCCGTATTTCGCCATCGCTTCGGCATAGGTATCTTGGTAGGACTTCAATTTCAGCCGTGTCATAATATCGTCTGCGCACAGCCTCACGGTGTCGGTCGGCTTCTTGCGGTATCGCTTCTTCGTCTGTTCCTCCCTTTTCCTGCGCTTTCGCTCTCCTTTGACGATGGGGACGAGCGTAACGTGTATGTGCGGCGTTTCCTCGTCCCTGTGCAGGTGAGCCGCCACGATGTTCTCCTTTCCGAACGTGTCGGCGAAGTATTTCAGATTGTCGGCGCACCACTCGTCCAAACGCCCCTCTTCCTCTATCCGCTTCATGTCCTCGTGCGTTCCCGACACGTTGATGCGGATAGCCCGTACTTGGTTACTTCCGATTTTGCGTGTCAGCCCCGCTTCTTCCAGTCTTCTCTGAACAGCCACCGAACGGTCTTTCACCCCGTCGGGATATTCGATGAGCCTGCGGTTTAGGTGTGTGCGTGTGGGGTCGGCGTTCTTCGGTATGATGAAGCGCTCGATATGTGCGGTCGTTCCGCTGTCGCTGCCGTGCGCCTTTTCCATGTGTAAAACTACGAAACCCATATATTCTTCCTTTCTTTTTTGGCTTGTGAAACAATGATTTTTTGTATCTTCGGGGGGCGGCATTTGCCGTCCCCGATGGGGTGTGCAGAGGGGCTTGCCCCTTGCCTTATTGGGGAATTTTCAGCGATACGTAGTATTGCGGCTCGGAAAATTCCCTAATAAGCTACGGTATTTTCTCCGTAAATACCCTGCGGCGTGCCGTCCGTCTGTCCGTCTGCCTTTCGGCGGTGGCTGTCCCTGCCGTCTGCTTACCCATATACCCCCACCTTATTTTTTCCCTTTCGGTCGGTGGGTGGCGGGGCGGTCGTTTCCGTTTTCAAAGGCTCTTTTGCACGGGGCGGTCGGATACAAGGTTTTCCCGATAAATACGCTCGCAGCGAAGCGAGAGGAAGATTTATCGGGAAACGGCGCAGCCGCCCGACCTTTTAGCCGACATAAAGCCCCGTGCTTGCTTTGCCTTTGTAAACGGGAATGATTGCTCCGCTTTGCTGTGTTCGGAAAATCGAATCTGCGTATCTGCACATAGTCGGTTATTAATGGATTGACTGACTTACAGATTCAATGATTCCAATACGACAGTACGACATGACTTCATGACGATATGACTGCTTGACTGCCGACATTCAGCGAAAGAAAAATCATGCTGTTCTCTTTTCGCCCGTGTATAATCCTTTCCAGCAACACTTTGCGGACTTTCGCCGCCCCGAATGATTCGATACGGAAAGCGAGGGCGGCTATCGTTTCGAGATTGTAAACCTCCGCGCTGTATCTGTCCGATATGCGGATAATGCGCCTTATGTCATATACGCTCAAAACTCCGCTTTTGCAGAGAGCCTTTATCCCAGCCCGAACCGTCGGGGCAATAACCCCGAACAGTTCGCAGATTTCCCACTCGGTCATGGCGGTTGCGCCTATATCGCTCGGCAGGGAGATATTGCCCTGCCCGTCCATCGTGATAATGTTCCTTTCTCCTTTCATCGGTATACTGTTTTAAGGTGACTAAATGGCTCGGCAAATACTCTTCTCCATATCCTCCAACTTGTGCGACAAGTCTTCCATGTCCTGACTTATCTTTTGGGCGGTGATTTTGGCGTAAATCTGGGTGGTCTTTATGTTAGTGTGACCGAGAAGCCTGCTGACGGTTTCAATGGGTACGCCGTGCGACAAAAGTACGGTCGTGGCGTTCGTGTGACGTGCAAGGTGATAGGTCAAGCGCACCTTGAAACCGCACTGTCTGCCTATCTCTTTGAGTATCTTGTTGCAACTGCCATTGCTCGGAACGGGGAAAACATGACCGTCCCTTGCCAGCCCCTTGTATTTCTCTATGATACGTTTTGGAACGTCCAAAAGACGGATGTTCGATTCGGTGTTGGTTTTCTTTCTTCGGGTGATTATCCACAGATTGCCGTCGAAGAATGTTTGCAGGCGGTCGGCGGTGAGGTTCTTCACGTCCGAATACGCCAAACCCGTGAACACGGAAAAGACGAACAAGTTCCGTACAAGTTCATGGGTGGCGTTCTTCATCGGTGCGTCCATGAGCGTCTGTATCTCCGTTTGGGTGAGGTAGCCCCTATCCACGCTTTCGGGAGAGTTGATATATCCCGCAAAGGGGTTGAACGGCAAACGCCCGTCGTTCCTCGCAATGGAAACGATGTGTTTCAACACAATCATGTAGCCCCACACGGTATTGGTGCGGCATTTCTTCTCCGTGCGCAAAAAATACTCGAAATCGTTGATGAATGTGAGGTTGAGTTCCTTTAACGGGATGTCCTCACGCTTGTAGGCATGGGGCAGGAACTCCCGAATATGGTTGCAGACCGTCCGATAACGGGTAAATGTCCCCTGCGCCCTGCTGTGTCCGACTTTCTTCTCAAACTCGGCGTTGTGCTGCTCGAACAGCTTCAACAAGGTTTCCTGCTTGACGCCGATGCCGAGATAGGCGTCTTTGAGTTTGGCGGCGGTAACATAACCGTCCGTCTGCATCAGTTCTTGATAACGGCGGTTTACATCCACACGGATTTTATCTACCGCAAGGTTGATTCTCTGCGCTTCGACGCTCTTGCCCGAAGCACGGCTGTTCTTCACGTCCCACAAGCGTGGGGGAACGTCCATCTTGCAACTGAACTGTTTAATCTCGCCGTCCACCGTGATACGGCACATCAGAGGCAGGTTGCCGTTCGGCTTCTCGCTGCCTTTCTTCACGTAAAATAATACCTTGAATGTACTTCGCATACTCACTCCTTTTTTGGTTACAAAATTAGTTATTAGTGAGTTACCGACAGCTATGCAAATCGACGCAAAACGCAGAAACAGAACTATTTAGCAAGAAATCTGCACCCGTTATGGGAGTAATGAGGTGGTAACTGAACTTCTGCACCGTTTGGCTTCGAGGTGGCATTTCGTTGGCTCTGCTCCATAGAAAAACAAAGCGTAACGAACGCTGTATCAGCTAATTCGCTACGCTTTTCCCAAATTTGCTTTTTCGCTATGTGTTTATTTTATTAACAGATGGTAGAATAATCGGTGTCGGGGCAGAATCTAATAAATTCTTTAAATAAGAAACTTTGATTGCATATCCAACATTTTGAGCATCGGGAACACCCGCATTTGTGATGCCAACTAAATTGCCGTTTTTATCAAACAATGGGCCGCCACTATTGCCAGGCTGTATGGGAACAGAAATTTGATAAGTTACAACATCGCCTTGATAGCCTGTTTTTGAACTTATAATGCCATCCGTAACTTTTATTTCTTCTCCTAATATATCTGACATGGGATAACCTAATGCAAACACACTTGTTCCGACATCAAGGATAGGTGTTTTTACTGCATATGGGAGTTGTGCAAAATTTGTAAATGATTTATCCTCGATTTTTAGAATGCTAATATCGTTTGCTTTATCTGAAATGAGTACTTTAGCATTGTACGTTTTAACCTCTCCGTTTCTATTTACGAACACGTCGATTCCATTGGCTCCGTCTACAACATGGAAATTAGTGACGATAATGCCATTTGTGGCAATAACAAAACCGCTACCCGACGAGGTGTATTGTTTTTCCGTTCCTGAGGATATTGGTCGCTGTTGTTTAGATTGTGTTTGTGTTGAAGCTATGTATTCGTATGCTATCGAGTAGTAATAATATTGATATGTGGCCGCTGCAAATGGAGTGCTATTATCACCTGTGCCGTATGAGAACTTAATTTTTAGTGTAGGTGTTTTCCATAAAACAGAAGAATTGCCTGTTATTAGCGGTTCTCCATAAGTCACAACTAAATCCATATATTTATCTTCAACCATGTTACTGTTGAATCCAGATGTATAATATTCGAGTTTGGTCAATTTATCATCTATGAAATATAAATCATAAGTAGAATGTGGGGGTTTTCGAACATCGCCTCTTACATATTCAATCCATTTTACACCATTATCATAGGTGCTTGAATTTTGATATTTGTATCCCGATTTTTGACCAATGGCTCCAATCGCAGTAATTCTACTACCTCCTAATTCAAAACCATCAATGGTTTCTGTTTGAGCATGTAAAATGAATGCCTGAAACATTAATATTATAAGTAACAACAAAGATTTCATGTCTTGTGATTTTTATTATGGCTTGTCATAAATGAAAGATAGCTGTTAATATTTCTTTGACGGATAAATCTGAGAATGATTTCCCATCAGGTAAATAGCATGGGACAAAATGGCCTGTCACATCGGAAAAGTTTTCATTAGATGAAACAATATTTACCTCATTCCCATTAGCCTCCGATAGTTGGATTATCGCATTAAAAACACGTGTAGGATCATGCCGTTTACAAAGTATGGCATTTAGTGTTTGTGACTCTGAGTTACAATTCACAATCTTTTGGATTACAAATTCAGTTGGCATTTGACACATAATAGAAAAATATATGTGCCGTCCCATCCCTCAAACGGCAAGTTAATGGTAATAAGAAAGCGCAGGGCTGAAAGCTCATTTGAGGATAGTAGGCCGTAGGATTGCCCGAACATTCAAATAAGCAACAACC